CATATTTAGCTCAAAAGAAGTATAATGAAGAATATACAAAACTAATACAGAAAGAAAGAGAATTGATTGATAAAATTAAAACTGAGATAAGAAATGAACTAGTAAAATTAGGCAATTATAAGAAAATAGCTCAAAAAGAACGTATTATATTTAAATATCCTTGTCCAATGGAAGATTGTAGAGGTTTTGTTTCTGTAAAAGGCAACTGTGGTACTTGCGAATGTAAAGTATGTACCACTTGTAATCAAGTAAAACAAGTAGACCATGAATGTAATCCAGACGATATTGCTTCATTTGAATTAATTAAAAAGGAAACAAAACCTTGTCCAAAATGTGGAGAAAGAATTCAGAAAATATCCGGTTGTGACCAGATGTGGTGTACAGCAGAAAAGGAAAAGGGGAAACCTTGTGGATGCACATTTTCTTGGAAAACTGGTGAAATTGAAACAGGGAATGTTCACAATCCACATTTTTTTCAATGGGCTCAACGCAATGGCGGACAAATTCGTAACCCAGGTGATGTTGTATGCGGAGGTATTTTGAATTATACAATATTTAATGCTAGATTAAATCAAAATCATGATTTACTAACATTAAAATCAAAGCATAATTCTTTTAGAGAATATGAAAGTCAGATAGAATTTAAAAGATCTAAAATAAATGTAAATGTTAAAAATCTTGTATCTGATTTTCATAGGGGTATCGGTGATCTTGGATATCGTATTCCTGGTTTTAGAAGAATTGCTAGAAATGAAGGTGATAATCAAGAGTTACGAATTCAATATTCAGTTAAAGAAATTACACAAGATAAATTTGAACGTTCAGTAATGAGAAAGCATACTGAGAAAGAAAAGACAATTGAGCTTTTAAAAGTATTCGAATTATACAATACAGTTGGAATTGAGCAGTTGAATTCATTAAGAGATAATAATTCAACTGAGCATATATTAGAGATGTGTGATACTATTTTTAATCTAGTATCTTATATTAATGAAGAATTAATTAAGGTTAATAAAGCATATTCAGGAAAAGCATATAAAATATCACCTAGATTTATTCTAACACGTTAAATAGAATTCATTTACTAAATCAATGAAAAAAATATTCAAGAATTATATAATTTTTCAAAATCATCCCAATTTTTACTACCCATACTTTTATTACAAGTTGAACATATAGGTTTTAAATTACTTAATTTAATATCTCCCCCGTTCTTATCTGATATAATATGACCAGTATCAAAATTAAAACTATCTATCATATTATTACAATATGATAATGGACATTTAATTTCATCTAAATTTTGTTGTCCACTGTCTTTTTTATAATTTTTCCAACAATGTTCTCTAATAGATTGAGGTATGTGTGTCTTTATATTATCATATATTTTAAGATTTATTTTTTTATGATTATAAAGTGCTTTTAAATCATTAATTAATATTTCATAATCACACCTTTTATCAATTACCATACCAATATAACATTTTTTGTCACTACATATATTCAAATATTCTTCATTTTTTTTACCACTCGATGATGGGAAATTTTCAGAACTTAATGTTTTATAATAATTATTTAATGTAATAAAATGATTCGCATTTAATTTAATATCCGCTTTATAACAATCTGTTATTATATTTTCTAACTCGCTTCTTGATATATTTGGTTTATATGGTTTTTTACTTGACTTTAATGTTTCATCAAATATTTTTAATTTGAATATATTTGATAAATTTGATTTAAGTTCATTGTGATTATTAATAGATATCCATTCTTCTGGTATTTTAGTATGTTTATTAATCAAAAAAAATAATTCTTTTAATTCATCAAAAGAATTCATTTTATGCAAGTGAATTGTAAATTCATAATCTAAATTATTTATATTTAATAATGCCATATAACGATGTTGCCCATCTATTAAATAATAGTCTCCATCTAAGAAACCAATTTCAAATAATATAGTATTTAATGTATTATTTTTATGTTGTTCTTGAATTTCTAACACATTATCCTGATTTAGTATCCGTTGAAAATCAGGATATTTTAAATCTGATTTTTTTAATAATTTTAAATTACTAATTCCTGTATAATTATTTATATTCTTATTTAATTTATGATATTTTTTATATATCTTTAACATTAATTAATTTAATTTTAAAATTTTAAATGATTTAATTAAATGCCAAATTAATAATAATAATACTAATAATAATAATAATAATTAATTATTATATAATGGCAAATCAAAATAAACCAATTGTGAAAGATAAGGTAATTCTAATTATTTTATCTTACCTTTTAGGATTATTTGGAGTTGATCGAATGTATTTAGGTTGCTGGGTTTCTGGATTTTTTAAATTAATTACTTTAGGTGGTTTAGGTATTTGGTATTTAATTGATTTACTTATGATTATGGTAAATGCGTATAATTTCTCGGAAGCACCTGCTATTTGTGGCGGATATGTATGGAATAAGGCGACTATGGAAATCGCGCATTACATCGCGACAATTATTCTGATATTATTTGTAATTAAAATTATAGTAAGTTTTGTATTATGGATGAACTCTGCAGGAGCACATGAAGAAAAAGGACATAAAAGAAGACAGAATAATAAAGAGCATTTTAATATAAGACCAGGGACATATGAGTCTAAAGGACACGATGGGTCACCCGACGAATCAGGTTATTTTGTAAAAACCTCACCAGATGAAAGTGCCGGAGAAGAATATGATACTCAAGAAAATCTATCAAGTAAATCTGGGTGCTACTTTGACGAAACAGGAAAGTACATTTGTCGACCGTTGGGCCCAAATAAATTCATGTAATTATTAATATAATTAATATTCATATTAATTATATGAAATTATATGATTATTTAATTGGATTTGCTAGAGCGTATCCTTTAATAATTATTAGTTCATCATTTCTTAGTTATTTTTTAACTCTTCAAATTAATTATTTTATGTTAGGTATCGCATTATTAGTTAATGATAGTCTAAATGGCATCTTTAAAATTATTATTAAATCATCATTTGGTGAAAAAATATTTGGAATATTAGGAAAACGCCCGATAGGTGCTAAGAACTGTGGGTATTTTTCTAATTCAAAAAATTCCATATCAAAATCATATGGAATGCCATCAGGACATTCACAAAACGCAGTATTTTTTTCAACCTTTGTTATTATGAATATGTTAGATAGTGATATAGCATTACATCAAAAGACATTTGGAATTAGTTTATTTATATGTTTATCTTTAGGAATTATGTATAGTCGCGTTTACTTGAATTGTCATACAATTCCACAGGTAGTTGTAGGAGGATTAATAGGTTTTTTATTGGCAAAAATATATTATGAAAAAGAAGAAGAAATTAAAAAATATTTATTTAATGTATAATGCAAGATGTAAATAAACAACTTAAAAGTGAACTATCTAAATTAGTTACCCATATGAAAGCAAATACTATAAACCAAAAGAAAACTACTGAAATGAAACGAAAAATTAAAACTTTACAAAAACAACAACATTTATTATTAGAAAGAATTGAACAATTATCTAATATAGTTATTTAATTCTTTCTAATTATTAAAATTTATTATTAATTTATTATTAATTATTAATATTTAATTTTAATATTTTTAATTTTAATATTTTTAATTTTAATATTTTTAATTTTAATATTTAATTTTAATATTTTTAATTTTAATATTTTTAATTTTAATATTTTTAATTTTAATATTTTTAATTTTAATATTTTTAATTTTAATATTTTTAATTAAGTTTGTTTTAGAATTCTTTTTCTACGAAAATGTTATAATGCCAACATTTTATAAAAACATTGCAGGATGTAAAGTAGGTGGGCAACCTGAAATTATAAAGATTACTGATGAATGTGGAACACTTGATGATGACTGTTATTATATGAAAAATAATAATCCTCAGCCAAATTATAGTCGTAATTTAAATAATTTACCCAATACACATAATACTTATGTAAGTAATGTAAATGATAAATTACATAATGTTTTACAGTTTAATCCAACAGAATGGAAACCAAATAATAGTCGAATTATTTTAAATCAACATTTAAGTAATTATGCGATCGATAGATTTACACGCGATGAAAGATGTTTATACCAGGAAAATAATGTTCATGGTTTTCGATATAATCTAGACGAATGTAAAATTGGAGGAAAACCAGCTTATGCTAGTTATGTAAATAAATGTCCGCCTTTCCAATATAAATCAGTTGATTTTTATCCATTTTTACTTAATGACGAATTATTATTTACTACCCCCGATGGAACACCTTTTATTTGTTAACATAACCAATTCCATTACATCTATAACATTTTCTCATAATTTCATTTCCGTCTGTATATACCATTCCTTCACTTCCTGGATTATACCAAAAACCTTCTTCATGCTCACCCGTTCCAATTTCACCCTTACCCTTACATTTATTACATTGGGCTCCACTTGCCATAAGTTTTTGTTTTGTCTCTGCTCTGGCATTTGCGACTGCTCTGGCATTTGCGACTGCTCTGGCATTTGCGACTGCTCTGGCATTTGCGACTGCTCTGGCATTTGCGACTACTCTGGCATTTGCGACTGCTCTTAAATCGTTACAGGCCTTACATATTTTATAGCTATCTTTTCCCCATCTTGGTCTAAGATTGGACAAAGACCATTTTTCCCCAGTGTTGTATCCAGTATTCTTCATATATAATAATTTTCTATTCTTTACTATATTCCATGTAACATATATTGGTTTACATTGATCATGTTCTCTACAAAAGTCATTATTACATGATCGACAGTACCAGATTTTCTTTTTATCTATGTGTTTTCTCGCATAGCATCCAGAACATAGTGTAGGTTCTCCTTGTGAACAACCACACTCCTGATTTTCATTACTATCTACAGGTTTTTTACACGTTGGACATTTACCTCCACTTTTTTGTGTTTTACGAAGTTTTTGATATTGTTCTTTTGAAATTCTAGTTTTTCCCCCATTCTTCAATTCTTTATAGAAATATCCTCCTTTTGTACGATAAACTTTCATTATTATATATTAAATAAATATTATATTATTACTTAATTTATATTATTACTTAATTTATATTTGTTTAAAATTATATATCTATACTATATTTTTCAATCTTATATTTCTTTTTTTTATAAAATGCTTCTCGTTTCTTTCCCTGATTCCTAAATGCCGAAAAATTATCGACAAAATCTACAACTAATGGCTCAATATCATATATTTTCTTTCTTAAAATTCTTCCTACTGATTGTTCCACATCACCTTTTGAAGTTGTCATAACTAATGTATCTAAATTAGAATTATCATAACCTTCTGAACACATTTGATAAGTTCCCAATATCACCTGTCTAACTTCGGCTAACTTCAGTTCCTTGGCTTTCATTCCACCCAAATAAAAGGCCCAATCATCAAATCCATCTTTTTTTAACATTTCTGATAATTCAATTAAATGTCCTCGTCTTTCACTGAGGAGTAAAATATTTCTTTTATCTTTCACTAATTCAAGAATCTTTTCTATAATTAAATTATTTCTTTTCTGAAATGAAATAACATTACTTATCATTCCAACAACATTTGGTCGTTTTTGATAATTTAATAATTCCTGGTAATGAATTGGATTTTCTGAACTTAATGTATATTGAATTACTTTTACATCTCGTTTTTGCTTATTATCATCCTTATTTGAAACACTAAAAAATATATCACCAATATGCCAATTTAATACTTTCATTAATCCATCGGCTCTTTTAGGTGTAGCCGATAATCCCAAATGATAATCACAGTTTAAACGACGCAAGGCACGTGAAAATACTCGGCTTGATATATGATGACATTCATCAATAATCAGAAAATTAATAGAATCAAACGCATCTAATTCATATTCTTTCATAGAAAGTGATTGAAGCATTCCAATAACAATGTCCTTGTCTTCGATGTCAAATTTCTGCCCTTGAATAATACCGACACGGGCTTCTGGTAAGAATGCATTTATACGTTCTTTCCATTGTTCAACCAAGAATTCTTTATGACAAATAACTAATGTTTTCTTTTTAATTTGGCTTATTAAATATAAACCAATACATGTTTTACCATACCCACACGGTAAAACTAATATACCACCACCTGTAGTTTTTAGGGTTTTTAATGATACTTCAATTGGTTCTCTCTGATTTTCTCGAATTGAACCGCAGAATTCAATATCAATATCATCGCCTTTTGGAAGCTTATCTCCCTCTGGCATACCTAATTTTTGTATAGCATATATTTTTGGCAAATACATTTTTTTAATATTTTCTTCATAAATTTTATAAGATTCAACATTGTCAACAAATTTATTAAATGGTTTTACAGTTAGTTGATTTCGTAAATTGTTTAATGTTTTATAGTCATAATTTTCTTTAATAATAACGTATCCTCTTTTATTAATATATGATTTCATCATACTATTTATTTATAAAGAATGATTTAAATGTTTTTTTCATTTTTTAATTTATAATTTTAATTTATAATTTTAATAGTTTTTAATAGTTTTTAATAGTTTTTAATAGTTTTTAATAGTTTTTAATAGTTTTTAATAGTTTTCAATAGTTTTTAATAGTTTTTAATAGTTTTTAATAGTTTTTAATAGTTTTTAA